GCTGTCATGTATTTCATTTCGATTTTTCCGCTCTTTAAACCGGATTCTTCAGAATATAATTTTCCTTGAGAAGGAAGGTCAATGACCTCAGTTGGTAACTTAAATTCGCTCATAGCTTTTATTTATTTTATAACTTATTACTTTTATAAATATTATATACTTGTAATTTCTTCAGGTTTTGTAAAGAAACTTTTAACACCTGGTACTTTTCTGATATTTGAGGCAATATCATCCATTTTTTCTCTACCAAATCCTCCTTTTGCAATCCAAGGATACCCATCTACTTTTACAGTTAAAATAGCTTTAAATTTATTTTTATCCTGCTCAGCATATGCAATTGGTTCAACTGAAGATATTACAGTAACTCCAGGTAAAGCTCTAATATCTGAGTATATTTCTTTTTGTGGCCGAACATCCAAATCTGTAATTAGGGTTCCTACCATTTTGAATTTATCTTTGTACTCTTCTTTTAGTGCTTTTTTAAGCTCCTCTTTTATTAAAGATTGTAAATTGTTAAGTTTCATAATTACTTATATGTTATAAATATGGTAAAATAAAATAAGGTATCCAAGGAAAAATAAAAGCCTACCTAAAATAGGCAGGCTCTTTTTTATATTTTTAAAATAGCGTATTAGAAATTTAAGATACAGTAATCTGGTTGTACTGTCATCTGGATGTTTACAGCATTACCATCATCATCCCAGCTATATTCTCCAAATGTTGCATTAGTAATTAATGCTCCTTTAATGATCCATTCAGAAACAATATCTCCAACAGGTCCGATAACATTAAATGTTAAGTCTTTCTTATAGAAATCAGAATAACCATCTCTACCTGTTACTGATTCATGATGTAAACGTACCCATTCCATTACTGATTGTGCTCCAGAAGGAGTAATAGGATCAAATAATGTGAACTGGATTGTTTGCCATTTTGTTTTTCCTTTCACAAAACGTTGAACGTTGATGTGATTAAGAGCAACTGCTGTTTGTTCTAATGTTACAGCTCCCATTCCTTTTACCAAATATGAAGGAATACCATCAATGTATAGAATGAATCTATTTGTTTGTTTAGGTTCAAACGCTGTAAAAAATATTTCGTTTGGATTTAATACTGCCATTTTATTGTGTGTTTATTTTATTCAGTTATAAATATTATCTATTTTAGTTTTTTAAGCAGGAAATTCAGCTCCTGTTGGTAATACAACAAAATCTAGGTTAATGAATTCTGCAGTTTTAGTTGGTTGGATATAAATCTGACCCACTAATTGATTTCTATCAATCACATCTGGTGAATTGTTTGTATCATCCATTACCACTTTAAACGCGTATAAACCTTGTTTTTGTTTAATGTTATCCAAATATGGGTTTACTACAGCTAAGAATTTATTTCGCGTTGTAAGTGTGTTTTGCTCAAATACAATTGAGTCAGCTACTTGTCCGATGAATCCTTTCAATTCAATTAACAATCTTCTAACATTTACTCTATCTAAAGCAGTAGCTGCTTTTTGTAATGTTTTCTGACCAAATACTACAACTCCAGCGTTAGGGAATGTTGCAATTGGGTTAATATTATTTTCGTATAATTCGTCTTTTTGTGCTTGTGTCAATTTGTATTTTGCACGTAATACACCACCTAAACCACCTCTGTTTAATCCTGCTGGTGCAAACCATGGAGCAGATACTCTATCGTTGAATGCATATACACCACCTATTACAGTTGAGGCAGGTACCCATACGTTTTTACCTGTTTCAGGATCATTTACTTGTACCCAAGGCCAGTATTCAGCAGCATATGAAGAATTTCTTCCTTGTGCTTTTCCTACAGCAGCAGTTAATGTAGCTGAGTATTCTGCTGGGTCAACAATGTAGATATTGTCTCCTCTATTTTGAGCATTTGTAATAAAACTGCTAATTGGAGAGGCATGTGATGCTAAATTATCAATCAAACCAGGTGTCATTAACACTTTGAATTGGTAATCATCTTTATTTGCTAATAAAGTTGCCATATCATTATAGTTAGCAGCTACTAATCCTTGTGTATTATTATTATCTATATTTTCATAAAAATTAGCTCCTGCTTTCACATCACCTGTTGCACCACTAAAGGAACCTGATCCATTTAATGGAATTGAACCTGTGTATGAAGCATTAGATACAACACCATCAGCATCTAAATAATCTGGGGTATTTACTACATCTTTAACACGTACATAACGTGAAGCATTTGGGAAAGATCCTGTAGTGATGTCTACTTGATTATTTGTAGAATCATATTCAACTACTTGATCACCTATTACTCTTGAAATGTATCTTGAAGAATTAGGATCTAAGTTTACATTATTAAAGGATTCAAGTATAATTTTATCATTTGTTCTATCATCTCCTCTACGAATAAGTACATTAAATATTCCCGATCCGGTATTTGCACCTGTAATTTCCCATCTAATGTTATCTCGAGTACCATTTGTTAAAGAACCTGATGGACTTTCAGTTCCAGCACTATTCATGATAACACCTTCACTTATTGTTTCTAAAGCAAATGAAGCTGAAGTAACATCTAAGTTTGAACCAATAACAGAAGAGGTTGCAGGTGTATATGAACCTGATACTACTCTTGCTACTAATAATGAAGTTCCACCATTTTCAAAATAGTTGTATGCTGCAATTGAAGTTAAATATGTGTAAGAATCACTTCCACTAACTAAAGAACCACCAAAACGACTTTTATAATCAGAATATGAGGTTACAACTATTGGAATGTTTTTAGGGCCTTTTACAGTAGGTCCTACGATTGCTGCTCCAACTTGTACAGGTGTAGGAGAGATTAATGAATTATCTATTTCATTTAAGCTTACTCCGGGAGAAGATAAGAAATTTGCCATTTTTTATTTCGGATTTGATTTTATTATAAATATAATGTTTTTATTCAAAAGTCGCTCCAGTTGGTGTTACAGTAAAATCAATTTGAATAAATTCAACAGTTCTTGTAGGTTGTATAAATACTTGACCAACTAACTTATTGTTATCTATAACATCTGGGGTGTTATTTGATTCATCCATTATCACTCTAAAATCTGTTAATCCTTCTCTCTGTTGTACAGAGGATAAATAAGGATTTACTTGAGATAAGAATTCGTTACGTGTTGCAATTGTATTTTGTTCAAATACTAGTGTATCCGCAACTTGTCCAATGAATGATTTTAATTCAATTAATAATCTACGTACATTAACTCTATCGAGTGCTGATCTTTTCTTTTGTAATGTTTTTTGTCCAAATACAACTACACCATTATTTGGGAATGTTGCAATTGGGTTTACATTACCCTCATATAAAGTATCTCTATTTCCTTGAGTTAACTTTCTTTCAGCTCTAATTACAGTAGATAACACACCTCTATTTGTACCAGCGGGTGCAAACCAAGGCTCTGTTGAAGAGTCTGTAAATGCATATACTCCAGGCATCATAGTTGAGGCAGGTACCCAAACTTGTTCTCCACTGTTAGGATCTATTGTTTGTAACCAAGGCCAATAAGTTGCAGCATATGAATTATTAAACCCTGCTGCTTCTCCTACTACAAGGGTTGGGGTACTGTTGTAAGGTTTTAAATCCACTATAGCCATTGTATCTCCTCTTTCTCTACATTTTGTAATTAAAGAAGATATTTGTGAAGAATAATCAGCATTATACAAACCTGGGGATGTGATATATTTAAAGATATATTCGTCTTTATTTGATAATAAATTTATTACATCATCATAATCACTTCCTATTAATCCTTGTGTATTACCTGCACCAGTATCATCATTAATGTTTTGATAATATCTACCAGCTTTTCCAGTTGGAATGTTTGATCCTTCAGCTGCTCCAAAAGATCCACTACTTGCTACAGGAATAAAATCTGCATAATTACCTGCAGGATCACCGGCATTATCTAAATAATTTGGAGTCTTTTGATTTACGCTTTTCACACGTACATAACGTGAGTTATTTGGGAAACTTCCCGTTAATTCTAGATAATAATCTGAACCATCTGTAGCTAGATTTTCTTTTTGATTACCTATTATTTTTTCTATATAATTTGAAGCAAGTGGATCAAGTGATAAATTATTCCACGTTTCAAGTACAACAGGAGAAATTCTGTCATCATCTCCTCTTCTGATTAAAAGTGTAAATGTACCCGAGGAAGTGTTAGGGGCAGTAATTTGCCATCTTAAATTATCTACTGAGCCTGATTCTAGAGCTCCATCTGAAAGTTCAGAGGAAGTACTATTCATAATCTCTCCTTCACTTATTGTCTCTAAAGTAAAAATACTTCCAGAAGATATCGCTCCTGCTGTGCCACCTGAAATAAATGAACTTGTTGCAGGTGTAAAAGATCCACTTGTTACTCGTGTTACAAGTAAAGTTGTTCCTCCATTCTCAAAATAATTATATGCTGAAATTGAGGTGAAATAGGAATATACTTGACTACCACTTGTAAAAGTTGTACCAAATTTATTAACGTAATCCGAATATGAAGTTACAATGGTAGGTTTTTCAACAGGACCTTTTACAGTAGGACCAATTATAGCTGCACCTGCCTCAATTGGTTGTGTTGTGATAAATGATTGATCATTTTCATTTAATACTACACCGGGAGATACTATAGTTTCGCTCATCTAGATAAATATTTTATTATAAATATTGTATGTTTTTTACTCTACAGAAGAATATTCACCATTTTCTGGATTGAGTGAAATGTTTCCGTATTTTTCTGTAAGAGATTTTGTAAATTCTTTTTCTTCTTGTTGAAGGGTAGAAAGGAATGTTTTAGCTGTTTGATATCTTTCCTCTATTTGGAGTTTGATGATCTCAATTTCTCCAAGTTCAAATTGGATGTTTTGGAACTTTTGTTGAAGTTCTTTTAGCGTTGTAAATTCTTTTTCTTCTAGTTTTTTTGTTTCCGAAACGATTGGCATAGCTTTTATTTTTTATTTTATTTTATAGTATAAATTACATATATTTTAAAGTTAGTTCTTCACCAATTTTAACATCTTTAATTGTTTTGATAGTTAAAAAATTATCATCTATTGTATAGGTGCAATTTGGGTCTTTTGAGGAATTTAATAATGTAGCATAACCTAAAGGTAATACCATGTATATATGCTTGTCCTTGAGATAAGTAAACGTATAAGGTAAAACTGCTTTATAAGTATGAGGTCTATCGGTTATTAATACATATGTGCATTGTTCGATTAAATCATTATTAGATATATCTTCCTCAGCAAATAAACCCCATCCGTGTATATTAGATTTTTTTCTTGTGAACTTCATAATTAATTATGGGTAAAGTCCAGTTCCCCAAAGACTTGCTGAAAGGTTTCCTAGATTGGTGATTTTAAATGATGCTCCTGTATCAGTTGTTCCATTACTGTTTGTAATAGGATATGTTTGATTTGATATAGCAGTGCCATTAATTACAAGAGGATCACCCATTGTACTATATTTTAGTACTACATCCTGAGTTCCAGTTCCTCCTACTATAACACATTCAACTGTTGCACCTGGTTGAGTTAAATTGATAAAATCGTTAATTTGTAAGTTACCATCGGTACTTCCCACAAGACGTGCTGTGGAATTATTTTGAGTTATGAATAATAATTCATCGGTAGAGAGTATCTCAGTTGATGGAACCGCGACTGGCGCCGTTGTAGTGATTTCTCTGTAATGTTTTACTCTACTAGCTTCAGTGGTTAGAGATTCATTAACAGTTAATGATCCTGATATAAGAGTATCTCCGTTAACATCTAATGTTGAGTTAGGTGTATTCTTATTTATTCCAATTCTTGTTGTACTAGCATCAGCAAAAAGTATGTCATTTAAAGCACCTGCAATTCTTACGTCTTGTGTTGCCGGGCCTGATGAGTTTAACACTATTTGGGTAGAATCTATACCTATGCTAAAAGTTCCATCTGCAACTAAATTAATAGTTTTTGACCCAAGCCCAACTTCATCGGTTATTGAAATATAACTGTCTCCAACAGCTAGATATGAACCAGTTGTAACACCCCCCATTGTTGGAGTAAATCCGTACCCAACATATGCACTATTAAAAGCGCCGTTATCTGCAGTCACATAAAAATCAAAACCGTTGCTATCATGATTTCTATCTGCAGTAAATGTTAAATCTGTATTAGCAAAGTTAGTATCAGTACCAGCTGGGCTATTTAAAGCATATGAAGCAGTTACAGCATATGATGAGCTAACAATACTTGTAATTCCACTACCATCCCCAACAAATGATCCAGTATATGATGATGCTGTAACGCTTGCTACAATATTAAGGTTACCATCCTTATCCATATCCATTAAACGAGTGGTATAGTTATACCAAGCATATAAATCTCTGTTTTGGATAAAGTCTGGTGTGTCTCTCCTTGCCCTAAACCTCATTACATCTGCAGCACCAGGAGTATCTTGTGCATCTTCTACTAAAGCATCGAAAAACAATGATAAACGGTCAGGAGAATCAGATTGTCTTGTTCCAATTGAAGGGGTAAAAAAACCATCAGAAGCAGTAGCATTACCTATTCTAAAATAAGAGTTTGCATCATCTACTTGAATATCAATAATTGGGGATTCACTAGAACCAGTTATTGAAGGTTGTCTAACATAAAGAGATGCGTTAGTTGTAGGAGTACCTGTTACATTTCCAACATAAACAGTATCGCCAACAAATAAATCTTCACTTACGTTTATAGAACCTGTCATATTAAAAGACCCAGATAAAGATATATCGTATGCATCTATTCCTGTGAATGCATCTATTGATTGTGTTACGTGAAATGCTTCAACAGTATTTCCAGTGGTTATACCAGCTTTAGTTAATATTTTTGCCATTTATAGTGTTTTGTTATAAATATGTAATTATCTATAAACTTGTTGTGAGGTTCCATCCTCATATACCTCAATTACTACACCTTTTGTGAATAAAGGAACCTCTT